TCGGAACCGTCATTCCAACTGAAGTAACTGTTCCGAGATTGGTTCCAACAGACAAAGCCGTCCTCATGTCCGCTGCTGACAATGCAGAGACGGAGTTATTGGCGTTGAGTCTAATAAACCTTGTATCGTCGGGATTAACTAGCGAAAACAAATTAGCTCCAACGGTTGTTGCCCCTAAAGAAGTTCTGGCCGAGGCGGCGTTGGTTCCAGCCGTACCACCATTGGCCAGAGCCACTACACCCGTCACGTTGGTGGCCAGTGGGGCCGTTCCCGTAATATTAGAAGCCAACCCAACAGTTCCAATAATATTGGCGGCAACGATGTTTGTTAAAGATCCGCCATTATTTGCTGCAAGATTTGTCAACACAGAAGACGCCGCTTGGAAAGCGGTTGAAGGATTGGTGGCCGCTGTGCCAAGCTCAAGGGCCGTTCTTGCCCCAGAAGTATTGGTTGCTCCCGTGCCACCATTGACCAAAGAAACAACTCCAGTGACATTAGATGCGTTTCCTGTCGTGTTTTGATTTAAGGTGGGGAAGCTGGTTAATCCAGCCGCGCTGCCATTGGTGGCAAGCTTTCCATCCAAAGCTGTTTGCAGTGCAGCAATATTGGAGATTTGAAGCGTTGGATTGGTTCCGAGTTTTCCGTCAAGTGTGGTTTGGAGATTGCTAATGTTGGCAATAAGCAAGGTTGGATTGGTTCCGAGCTTCCCATCCAAAGACGTTTGCAAACCAGTGACATTGGTGATTCCAATAGTAATGTTGCTGAACGTTAATGCTCCGCCAGAAACCAAATTACTGAGAATGGAAGATGCGGGCTGGAAGGCAGATGCGGCGTTTGTTGCGGCACTGCCCAATCCCAGTCCAGAACGGGCATTAGTAACGTCCGCGCTCCAAAAGTTGGTGGGTTGAACCACCACATTATTTGTTCCCACTAACACGTTGCGGGTTTGTCCGAAGCCCGAAACAATCAAGACTGCTGAAATAATAAGAGAGAGAATTGTTTTCATTACATTAGTCGTTTCCACACCCGCTTGGTTCCTGTCTGACTATCATAGTCATTGGGCCTGATAATAAAAGGATCGTTTTCGGCGTCCGTTCCATTGGTCAATTGATAAATGGCAGGAGCCCCACCGATAACCAAGAATAGCACAATCCCTACAGCGTAGGTTCCACTAACCGTATTTAGAGAATCAAGATCAGTGGATGCTCCTCCAGTCAATCCAGTAAGCGATGGCTCTACACGAAGGATGTTGACGCTGGGGGTTGCAATCGGAGTTGAGCTAACTCCGATAACACTGGAACTTGGGATGGGGATGCAGATCTTGCTCATTATCGGGTTACCTCTGGAGAAATGATTACGTTACCTTGAAGAATGCGAGTTGTGACGGCCCCGTTGTATAGCTCAAGGTCATATACGGCTTTATCACAGACCGAGAGAAGCGCCGTGTCAGTAGCCGAAATAAATAGACGAATAGATCCCGTAGACTCATTTAGAATAATTCTACCATTGGTTGTAGATAATTCAAGGATTAGAGCTTTAGATTCGGGCTTTGAGCGGATGTGCATCTTGGCGGTAAACCCAGACAAATTGACAGGAGCCGATGGCTCGCCAGTCTCATAGAAAAGCGTCTGGTTGAAAGTCGCTCCCTGAAAGATACAAATGTCAGCTTCAGCAATAGGTAGTTGCGCCATAGAAAAAATCCAGCGTAGAGTCTACCATTGCCTTCGCAAAGTCAAGGACTGTTTGAGTTTCTTGAATGTCTCCTTATTGAGCCGTTTCTTTTCCTCAATCGCCTCACTTCCAGCCATGGCTCCAAATACCTTGCGGACAACAAATAGCCCAACAGCAAACGAGTCGAATAAGTCGGGGGACTTTCCGATGCGCTTTTTCATGTCGGTCTTTGACTCAATGATAATTTTTCTAGTTCTACGGGCATATTTTCTCTGAGTCATCTCCCAAGCCAAATCAGGTGTAATCCCCTTGAGTTGTTCGCATTCCAAGAAATAGCGGGCTGCGAAACAAAGTTCGCTGGCCATGTTGTGGAACAATTCCTTACCAACCTGTGGTTTTCCTGTGACTTCGTTCCTCATGGCGTATTGGGCGCTCACAGGGAGGTCGGATGCCGCTCCCGCGAAACTTACTGCATGCCATCCTTTGAGGAGTTCCCTCTCTCCGATAGACCAAAAAATACCACCAGCCGAGGCGTCTACTCCTATCCATTGATTCGGGATTCCCAACTTGATGGATAGATCGCTAATTTGTTGAATCATCTCGTATTGGAAGTCCTCCTGCGAACCCGCCCTTCGGTTGAGGACATACTGTTTCTCTACAGCGATGGCCCACTTGCCTGAGATCAGCTTCCCGTATTTAAGGTGGGTGAAGACGAAGCGGTCTCCGCCTTCTGTGTAGCTAGGATCGACTCCAGCAATATCTTTCGGGGTTCCGTCCCAGATCGGCTTATCCAGAGCCCCGTGGCGAGCCAGAAGTATATCCGAGACAATCGTAGAGTCATCAGCATCTGCGGGTGGCCAGAAGCCTCTAAACTTGCGCCAGAACTGGGGGTTGAGTTCTCCTAGTTCTTTTTTGGCCAAAGCCACATCATTGGGTTTTGGTAGAAATGGGTAGCGAAGCCCCTTACCCTGTTCAAAGGCTTGTTGGTTAGGGTTGTCCTTTTCGGAGTCAAAGCGGATGCATATCCCTTCAATACCCGCCACCCTGATCCTCCAATTCGGCATCTCCTCATCCACGCTCATCCACCCCTTAATCGGTTCGCAGAACTTCCCATGGGGGTCGAAGATGGATGCGGGGTTGCCCGCTCCGACAACGTAGAGTTCTTGTGCTCCCTTAAATCCCCAGATTGCTTGGTTAATTACAGAGGCCGCGCAGTCTTGCAACTCGTCCACAATCAACACAATACGACGATTCTTCTTACCTTGAAGGCGTTTTTGAGCGTCATCTTTGTATTCATCACCAGCCGCCAGTAGCATGATGGAGGATGCATCGCTCACACCCGTCTTAGGATCGATGATAGCTCCCTCTTCTTCAGATAGCTTGATGATATCCATGGATTCAATGAGCCGTCCCGATGCGATTCCGAGGTTTCGGGCTTCGCGATACATCTTGACTAGCGCAGCCCAGATGCGCTGTTTGGCGTCGATCTTACTCGTAGACACCACAATGCACATCGTATTGATCGGGTCGCAGAACCAATTAACCAAAGCAAACGCCGCCATTCCGTAGGACTTTCCTGAGTCCGTCCCTCCTGCCAGTCCCGTGACGCTTCGGATGAACTTGTTGCCAGAAGCCTCGTCTTCTTCGTGGACTGAAGCGCAGAAGGCTTGGGCGGCTAACTCTGCCCACTTGTGCCACTGGAAGGTGGGCCAGATTGCCGAAACGACATTGCGGTAGTGGCGGGCTTTGCCGAGCCCCCCTTCTTCGGGTGTCAACCCCATAAGAAATGCATCCATTTCGATACGCAAGGGAGTAATAGCCTGCCCATCTTTGGATAACCATAGCCTTCCGTATTTTTCTATCCCCTGATCTTCTGTTGCCATCTGAAAAATTTCTACTAAACTAATCGGGATGGCCAAACCGTGCAAGCACAAGATCGACTGGGACTTACCAGAGAATAGAATCAAGAAACAAAATGCCTTCCGACTTTATGTCGCTGGGCGGGGAACCAAAAAGATTATGACCGAGCTTGGTTGTACTTCTCCTCCCCAGCTTTCCAAATTTGTCCATAGCGAGAAATGGGAGAAGCATGCCGAGACTTGGCGGGCTAATCCCGAACAGGAGAATCTTTATCCTTGGGAAATTGAAAGACCCAGCAAACTGGTTCCTGCTCCGCCAAAGATAGAAGCGATGGACAAAGAGAAGCGGATGCAATGCGTTAAAGCCTTCTCTATGTTTTGCTCTGGGCGCAATGTTCCTGATATCGCCTCAGACATCGGAGTTAGCGTGTCTACAATCAATCTTTGGAAAGAAACCCAGAGGTGGGCGGCTTGCAGGGAAAGGTTGGCCAACGATCAAAATCCCGCCCCTTGGGAAAACGACGATGTCCCAACACTGCTATCTGATATCACGGCATCAATTGAAACCATGAAGAAGTCCATCAAGTTTTTGACTGGAAGGGTGTTGGTCAAAGCCGCTGATGCCGCGCAAGACCTAGATGGCATGGAGGCGCTGGGGATGATGCGGAACATTAAGCAACTAGCCGAGGCTGCTTCTATCAACTTTAGCGATGGGAACAACCAACAGAATGCGGTGCAGATCAATATCGCCACCAAACTGGAGTCCTTGAAGATCCCAGACAACAACACCTATGAGGCGGAACTTGTGATCAATGAGTGAGGCGTTGAGATTCTGTTACCCCCGCAAGACCGATGTTCCCCCACAGGGGTGGTGGGTTAAATGTCCCGTGACTGGAGAAGAAATCTACGGTGGGGACTTTGGGGATATGGTTAAGAATTGCGAGAAGAAGATTTTAGAGCGGGGTTTGGTGCCGCCGCCTGACTTTATCGCCCAAGTCGAGAATGCCCTTTGTCAGCGTTTGGCGGGGTATGCCAACTGTGTTCCCTGCTCCAGTGTTAAGCAGACCTTGGGATTCGGAGAAATCGTCCGCTGGGTCAGGGCCATGTACAACTTTGCTACCAAATCCCAGTTCCAATTGGTTGATCAAGATGAGGCTGAACGCAGAGCCAAGATCTGTGCGGCTTGTCCATACCAAATCTCCACCTCTGGATGCTGGGGGTGCAAGGGAATCGCGGGTATGCTTCCAGCTATCGCGGGAGCCCGCAAGACCAGCTATGATAACCAGCTAAAAGCTTGTGGAGTCTGCGGGTGCTTTAATGCCGTGTCGGTTCACTTGCCAATTGAAATTCAGCAAGACTCCCATCTTAGTTTTCCCGACCATTGCTGGAAGAAATCTCAAAGCGGGTAATTGCCTTGTTGAAA